GTTGTAGCCTGCTGCTCGGTTTTGTGCGCGTAGGTTTTCAGCGGTGACTTTTTCATAATGGCGCAGCACTTCGCGGAGATTACAAACGGTGCGTACAACAGATATTCCCATTTCTCGCAGTTGTAGACAGACGGCTGGCCATCATTCCTCACCGCCTCTCCGCGTAGCCGCTTCATTCGTAGTGAGTTTGGGTTTCGCTTTGCGTCAGTAATACAGTCGGCCACCTCTTTGCTCACAATGCTGTACCCGTACTTCGTCACCACCTGCCGAATGTTCATCTTCGGGCGTAGACGGTGAAGGTTTACGGTCACGCGGGGAAACTCCCTCCGCAACCAGTCGGCGTACTCGTTGACAAACTTCTGTATCTCTGGGTACTCCAGCCCAGTGTTCACAAACACCAAGTTCAGCTCCCACGGCGGTGTCCTGAAACTCGACAGGTACCGCGCCGCCAGATACGCAAGCACCGTGCTGTCCTTGCCGCCGGAGAAACTGACGTAGCACTGCCCACCCCATGCGGTGTACCACTCGTCCAGCTTTTCGTAGGTCAGTATCTCCTTGTCCTGCACGTCAAGCGCCATCAGTTTCCTTGCCGCCTCATTCGTCAGCGGCTGGTTTGTGCGCTCCATGTCATACCTCCCGTATGGCAAACCCGTACCTACTGCGGAACAGCTTTGCTTTCATGGCATACTCGCGGGTACGCATCCCCTTCACGTCCTCCACCACCGGCAGCCAGTACCGCTGGCCGTAGCTGTCAGGAGCCGTTCTGCGCTCGTACACGAAGTCCGCGATGTAGTCGATACTTTTCACGCGGTCGCCCTCAAACGTCGTGTACGCCTCTTGCAAGCAGTATCGCACCTGCAATTTCAGCCCGCGTATCTCTCCGGTCTTTTGCAGCAGCATCAGCGCATCGTAGCGCTCCGCCTCCTTCTTGCTGTCAAAGGTCAGCTTGCCGCGCCGCGTCTTCTGCGCCTTGTACTTGCCGGGCTTGCGCATCTTCTCCATGACCTGCTTCTGTGCCGCAGGCCCCAGCCGCATCAGATCCTCACTGTTCATCCAACAACCCTCTTTTCTCCAGTCCGCGCTTGCTCATGGTGTATCGCTTGATCGTCGTCATTTTCTGCTCTTTTCCGCAGCGCTGGCACACGCCATGCGCCCAGCCGTGGAACGCTGGCTCGATGATGTAATCCTCCGCCATCTCCTGCAAACAGGTCACGCACAGCCGCGCTCTGGCCACGCGCCAGATGCCTTTATCCATCCAGCGCCTCCTTGGCCTCCTGCCACGTCATCCCGTGTTCCCTTGCATAGCGGGAGATACGTCCCCACTTGTGTTCCTTGTTGATGTAGTCCCGCATCCAAGCAAAACGCTCCATCGTATCCTGTGCCTGTTCTTCCTGCGCCTGCTCCTCCTGCGGCTCAATGCCCATCGTGATATCCGCCACATCGGGAAAAAATTTATTGCGTCTGCCATAGGCGACGGCGGCGGCTCTTACGTCCGCGTAGCTGTAAGGCTCTAAAGCGATCTCCCACGCCAGCTTCATTTTTGCCGTGACCTGCTTGTTCGGCCAGAACTGCGAAAACAGGGTAAAAAGCTTCTCGACTTCGCTTCTGTCCATTTCTTCCTCCTCCGGTAGTACATACTCCCGCCGCCGTAATATATAACATTCGTTCTCTTACTCTCCCTCTCCCTCTTACTCTCTCTCTTTCTCCCCCTCTTTTTCCTTACGCCTTAGTTGCGCGTTTGTTTTGCGTTTGTTATCCGTTTGATTCTGATTTGTTCTGGCGGTTGGCGGCTTTATTTCTGCCGCTGTCCAGTGTGGGGCGAATCAAATTAAACGCGACACTGGCGGCGGGGGAGAGACTGCTGGACGGCTCCGTTTCGTTCAGCGCATAGTCGCAGATCGCCAGAAGAATCTCCGCCTGCTGCTTTTTGGGGAGAGGCTGTATCGCATCCCAGTAGGAGCTGTAAAACGTGAATTGTTTGCGCTTCACACCGCCTCACTCCTTCTTCATCGCCCCGATGACGTAAACGCCGCGCTCCTTGTCCAACGCCACCTGCACGGTGTAGTCCGTCAGTGCCTGCGTCACCAGCTTCGCAGGTATCTCCAGATGGTAGCCCCACAGTGTGTCGCAGTCCTCACGCTTCTCGCCGAACTGTACGGCACAGGCGGCGTAGTGCGCATCCATGCCGCGCCTGAACGCCTCGTTCACGCTCTCCGCGTCCTCGATGTGCTGCCTCTGGCGCTGTACGATGTTTTCCAGGTGCCGATTCTGCCGCCGCAGACCCTTGATCTCATCCTGCATCTTTCCCATTCTTTTCTTCCTTTCTCTCGTACTCGTCCGTCAGATGCCGTGCGATGGTGCAATGATCCCACGCACCGGCACAGAATTGATTCATGAAGCGGGATGCCGCGCCGCCCGTCTCGAAGCTGACGCGGCTTCCGCCCTCGCAGCAGACCCGCCGTTTCTCGCTGCTGGTGAAGTAGGGGCAGGTGTACCGCTTGTGCCAGTAATCCATGCCGCTTACCCCTCCCATCAGAACGGCAGGTCGCCGTCGTCCTCGATCTCGGTAAAGCCTGTGGGTCGCGCCGCGCCGCTGTCCGTGTCCCGCTTGGCGTCGCCAAAGTAGATGTTGTCCGCCAGCACCTCGGCGTTCCGCCGCTTGTTGCCGTCCTTGTCCGTCCAGTCCCGCAGCTGCAAGCGCCCCTCCACCACGGCCATGCGGCCCTTGGAGAAATACTTGGATACGAACTCGGCAGTGTTGCGCCACGCCACCACGTCAATAAAATCCGTGTCCTTGGTGCCGTCCGCGTTCTTAAAGTCCCGGTCTACCGCCAGTGTAAAACTGGTGACGGCGGTGCCGTTCTGCGTCCTGCGCAGTTCCGGATCGCGGGTCAGGCGTCCCATAATGAAAATCTTGTTCAGCATTTCAAATCTCCTTATCCAATTCTTTTTGTTCCGCAAACTTGTACATCATATGTGCTGCATACGAAATGGCCTGCATTAGATCCAGGTCCCGTGTGCCTTTCACCTTGGAATACGCCTTGCATATCTCCGTCCCCTGGAAATACATATGCAATACAACTTTTTCTGGAGAAACATCCAACCCCAGCGTATACAGCCCAGCCTGACTGTTGGCTTTTGTAGGTTGAACGTCTTCCTTTTTCTGAAACGCGCCATTCTCCACTCCAAGCTCTCGCACTAACAGGTCGTATGTGTAGTCAGCCATATCGCCTGTGCAAGAGCACAGAAAGTTTGAGTTGCGACCGATGCGCCTACACACATCAGATTGCGTCATACCGTGCTCCCGAATATGCTTTTTTATAGCCGGTATATCAACCTTGATTCGTTTCATTTCTTTTCACCCATTCCTCTCATAAATAACTTTTTCCGAACTCGCGGCGGAAGTCCTCCTCCGTCCAGCCCTGCTCCTCCATTGCCTTGAGCTGCCCGTACCGCCTCAGACGCCGCATCTGGTCGCCGTTCTTGTGTACCGCGCCGCGCCCGTTCCGGTGGCAGCGATTGCCGCACAGGTACACCACAAGACCGTACTTCTCGCTCTTCTTACGGTTTGCGCCGCCGAGAATGTGGTGGCGCTCCAGCGGGTCACTTGGGTCGTTCCGCCCGCACAAAAAGCATCGCTTGTCGTTCATACGCTCACTTCTCCCCACCGGCTCACAAGGGCATCCAGCTCTCGCGGCGTCATGGTCTCGATGCCGACATCCCGGCAGTCCTGCACGATGGCATCTATCAGCCGTGCCATCTGCTCCGTGTCGTATACGGAGCTGCCGTACCAGACGGTCACGTTCACGCAGCCCTTGATTTTGCTGGGGCCGGTATCGGTCATCCAGCCGATACCGTTCCGCTCCCAGCTCCGGCAAAACGCCTCTGCCGCCTTTTCCCGCAGGCACAGCACCTCGCTCACGCCGCCGATGCTCTGTATCTCCTGCCGGTATACCCTCTCTCTCGCAACGCCGTAGTTTGCCGCCAGCCTGTCCAGCAGTACCCAGCAATAGGCATTGGCATCCAGGCTCCGGCCTTTGCCCTTGATTGTAACGTTGTACTCCTTGCCGGTCTTCATGGCGTCGCACACGTCCATAGCGGTCTGCGGCGACTTCACACGCAGCGCCAGCCACGCGCCATCACTGTCCTGCTGCCACCGTGCGCCATCGACTGTCACCTGCTGCATAATTCTTCCTCCTGCGGCCAATGTCCTGTTCGTAGGCATTTTGCCAAATACCTAAGGCGAGGTAGATAACACCCCTCGACCCACTCCGCGTCATAATCAACCTTGTGCTGTGTCAACCTGTTTTCGTCTATTGGCAGGAAAAAATTAAACAATTCGTCTTCTGTAACGCGGTATGCCACGATCCTGCAAAACTTCCTCTTTCGGAACAATCCGCATCCGCTGGCAAACATCTCCACCTGGCACTGCTGCCAATACGCTTTCGTAACCTTGAACACAGGTTTGCTGTGCGTTTTCACTTCGGTAATAAGTTGTCTGCTTTCCCCGTCATAGTTCACCCGCAAACGGAGCGAACGGATGCGTATCTGTCTGTCTCGTGTCTTTACACGCAGCGCATCAAGTATCTTGTGCTCATAAGCCGTGCCGCATTGCATTGCCGGCGTAATAAACCTGTCCTTCCTGACCCCAAGCTTCACCAGCCACCATCTTCGGAACGTATCTGTATTCCAGTTCCCCATGATGATGGCGGTGTCGCTTGCACCAAACCATCCGCTTCTGTCGTGGTTTCGTATCATAGTTTACTCACAGCCTTTTCAAGCGCGTCCAGTTTTGCAAAATAGCCCATCAACTGCACAAGCTGTTTTTCGTTGATCCCAAGTCCCCGAAGCAGGTCGTTGTGGTCAAGCCCGTTTCGTTCTTTCATGGTGATTAGCCTTTCCAGTCTCTCCTTTATGGCAAAGATACTGTGACGGCTCAAATCGTCCTCACCATCGTCTCCATCACCTTCTGCCCAAAGGTCAAACCCAAGACCGGTACGCACGGCAACACCTTTAACGAAAGCTCTCGCCAGCGCGTTGTTTATGCGAAGTTGGTTCAACGTATCCTCATATACCACAAGGGACCCGTTCAGCAGAGGCATGTCGTAGGAAAACTCCAAATCGTCAATGTGGATTTCAACAGACACAAACCAGCATTCTGTAATCCTTCCTTTACTGGTAGTAATTTTGGCCTGCGGCCACAGGTATGTATTCGTTTCCGGGCACCTACGAGGGGCGTACCACACGCTGGATGCTCCGTTTTCGTGGAGCAACTTCGCGCACTTTGCCCAGCTCAAATAAGGGACCTTGATAACATTACCCTTCTCGTCCTTTGCGTCGCGAACATCGCAAAACGGCTTTACATCCACCTGTATCAACTCGTTAAATGATTTCAGCATTATTCTTCCGCCTTTCCCACATACTCATTTCTGTTCCTCCCATGCGTCCCTCGCTTCAATGCAGCAATCGCACCCCACGATGACGCCGTCCTTGTTCTTGTAGAAAGTGTCCGTCTCCTCCCCGCACACGGGGCAGACAGGCAGATCGTAGTCCTTCGGCTCTAAGGGACGCTCCGGTTCCCAATACTGCATCACGCTTTTCATACCGGTCGACCCGCCGCTTTCAGCACGTCCCGCATCGGCTTTCTGGCCTTGAGGATGGACATGGCCCGCGCCGTGTCCCGTCTGTACTGCCGGTACAGGTCTCCCAGTTCCTCCGTCTGGTAGTATCCCTCGCCGTCGTTGCAGATCATCACGCCCTGCCGCTTGGCTTCGCTGACGGCCTTTCGCATCATCCGGTCGGAGGTCTGCATCGCCGCCGCCAGCTCCGCACGGCTGATGGCGTTTCGCCGCCCGTGGGGGATCAGCGCTGCGATGCGCTCCGTTTCCGCCGTCCGCTGGGGGATTTCGGCCTTGTCCTCGTCGCCGTACAGATATGCCCGGCTGGTACGCAGTGCCGCCTCCAGCGCTGTCATGACCTCCTCCGTGGGCAGACACACGCCGTTTTCAAACCGGCTCACCATGCAGGTGTCGATACGGGGATCCACCAGCTTCAGCACACCGCTGACCGCCTCCTGCGTCAGCCCCAGCTCCAGCCGCCGTTCCTTCAATCGGTTCATCGTCCTTCCCTCTTTCTTTTTATCACCATTTTGGCCCTCTCGCGCCTTGCGTTGTTCATGCTGTAAAAGTCGATCTCGCTGTACGCCGCGTAGCGCTTGGCCTTGTCAGCCTTGATGTCCTCCAGATACGCCGCGTACTCCTCGCACTGTCCGTGGCACTTCGGGTGTCTGCTCCGGCAGTCCTTGCAGGGCGTGCCCACTCTGTTCGTCAGACCTACCATTCCCACTGCACCATTGCTTTCACCACACCGGCCTGCGCCGCCTCCTCGTGGGTCATCAGCACGTCCACCGTGTAGCCGTACACTCCGGTGTCGGCTGCTATGTACTCCTTGCCTCCGATGGTCACGGTGCTGCCCAGCGGGATAATGTCCGGGTCAACTGCCACCGCCTCGCCAATGGTCACCCACCGCCCGGAGGCCGTCAGCACCTGCCCTGCCTCGTTGCGGTTGATGTCCGCATAGGGCGTGCAGCAGGCGCAATAGCCGGTGATGTCGCATACCAGCAGATTCTCCGGCGGCTTTGCGGCGGACAGCACCGCCGCCTGCACCGCAGCTGGCAGGGGAGGGGAGACGTCCTCCGGCTCCTGTGCCTCCGGCAGCGTCAGCGCCCAGAGGAGGATACCGATGATCAGCAGGATCATCAAAGCGTTGAGGATCCAGAGCCGCCTGTTCCACCGCCGCTCCCAGCAGCGCTGGGAATACTCCCGCGCCCGCCTGTTCCGCTCTCTCATCGTCCCAGCGCCTCCACGCCCTTGACGATGGCCCAGCTCAGCCACGCCGCGCCGATAAACGCCAGCGCCCATGCAAACCAACTCATGTCGTTTCCTCCTTATGCCTCTGCGTATCATCACAAATCTTTGCTACTCTTTGCCGTTGCAACGCGCTACTTATCTGTCCTGTGCATATCCCCTGCAATTCTAATCAAGGCGTATCCATGCATCGCCATTGCGTCACCACGCTAAGCCACGATGTTCTATTCCTTGCATTTCCGTCGCGTTACGAAATTTCCTCCCAGCGAAAACGCCCTTTCCCGCTGTTTCGCCACTGGCCGATGCCGGAAAACCGTCCATAGTCCAGCCACTCCCGCACGACCTTCTCGTGGTCATCGCACAGACACATTACGGTGAACTCGCACGCTGCCCCTGCGGGTATCTGCTCGGACAGTGCAAGGCTCACGCGCTCACCCTGCATCGTCTGCGCCCGCAGCGGGCGGCAGCACTCGCCCATCTCGCCGTCAAACAGAATTGGGATGTTGCGCGGCTCCACAAAAATCAGTTTGTCGATCTCTTTTTTGAACGCCTTGATGCCACTGGACTTAGTCCCCTTTACCTTTCGCAGTCCGCCGCAGGTGTCCTTGAAGAACCCCTTGATCTGATAGTCGTAGAAAAACGGCGTCCCATCGTCCAGTTTCGGGAAGATAGTCTTGCCCTTCTCCACCACGCCATCCACGCCGATGGCAGCCACTTCGTCCTCCATAGTGGCCGCATCCGGGGAATTGCTTGCCACGAATGCACGATAGATGTCAGGATCGCCAGGGCAAGTGCCCAAAACCGGCTCGGTAAACGTCAGCTTTACTTTAATCTCTTTCATTCTTTTTCCTCCTGTCGAATGTACTCGACCTCGATAATTTCCATCCCGTTCTGCCGTGCCCATAACATCACGGCAATTTCAGCGCATGTCATAATCTCTTGCCTTTCCTCTGCGGGCGTGGTATACTATCCGCAGAACATTTTGGTAGATGTTTCGGAGACGCCCTGTCCAGTGCCGCAACCACTGGGCGGGGCTTTTTCTTACCCCTGCGGCATCGTCCCCATCAGCTCCTCAACCTTCACGCCGTAGTGCTTTGCAACCAGCTTCGCGTGCTTCGGGTGCGGCTTGATGCCGTTCTTCCAGTTCGTAATGGACGTCTGATGCACGCCGATAGCCTTTGCCAGTCGGTAACTCGTCTCGCCGTGTTCCTCCTGCAACCGTGCGAGGTTTTCACCAAATCCCAAAATATCACCTCCAAAGTTAGATTATTTTCTTGACAAATTAGAGTATTTGTGATAGTTTGGTTTTGCTACAAACTTTCCTATCACGCCAGCCCTATTTATCGGGGTGGTGCAGGTTTTTGTTGCCTGTCCACGATGACAATTATACCCTAACTTAGGGCATCTGTCAACCGAATTTAGGGTGGCAAAATGCACTAAATTAGGGTTCTGTTTTTATGAGTTTTACCAATAATTTTAACTACGCTTTAGAGCAGCGCGAATATTCTGCGTACAGATTTGCAAAAATTATAGGAGTAAACGGTCAATCTGTCGCAAACTGGAAAGCGGGCACTGTAATTCCCCACCCTAAAACGCGCCAGAAGATTGCCGAGCATTTCGGCATCACTCTTGCGGAGCTGGACGGTGATGAACTGCCCGTTCTGCCGCCGGAGGGCGCAAAAAAAGCCCCCGCCGCAAAGGGCGAGGGCGAAGCAAAGCTTGCACAATTTGTAGACGGATTTATGCGCCTTACTCCTCAACAAAAGGATACTGTGCTTGCTCTAATAAAAGGCTTTCTACAAGATCAAGCATAGCGTCTTTTTG